TTAGCATAACATATATATGATTTTTTAGCAACCTAAGTCTTCATAATATAGCAGAGAGCATAGTATGGTGGTCTGTTCTCATGTCCTTGACCAGAACCTGTGTTACCAGTTGTTCCACTAACAGAGTGTGAGTGTGAATCACTTGCTGTGGTTCTTTGATAATTAAAATTGGTTCTGTCCTCTGGGCCACCTGACTGGTTTTGTTCTGGGCCAGAACTTGGCCATAATGCTCCAACATATGTGTGTGAGTGAGAATCACTTCCTGTGGTTGCACTGAATGAGTGATTATGGCCTGGTAATTGTGCTTGTGATATTTCTACCTCATTCAAACCACCAGTTGCTCCGGGGCTATAAACATCACCTGCTCCTACGATAAATCTATTTCGTAAATCTGGTGTTCCATTTGAACCATTACATAATACAAAACCAGTTGGAATATTTCCAGTATTACCAGACCAAAGTATTATCATACCACTCACAAATGCAGATGGTGCAGAGAATGACATTACACCAGTGCTGTTATTATAACTTAAATCACCTGATGCACTAATTGCTGCTCTAGCTCTTGCAGTTGTATGATATAAATTTGAACCCTCACTTAATGAACCTGTATCATGATTTGAAAGGGAAGATATTTTACCACCAATCTCCTGAGTAGATATATTATATGTGAGATTAGAGTTAGATCTAACATCTTCATTTCCAGATGTGCTATCGACAAATGCTAAAAAATGTGATCCAGAAGTAGTGTTTGTAACTGCAACCTGTGCTGCTGAACCTGCAGAAATACTACCTACATTTATCCAATCAACTTTTGTTCCTGTGGATGATAATACTTGGCCACTATTACCAGATTGTCCATCTTTATCATATAATCTACCATTAATATACAAGTCTGATACAGTCGCTGCTGTTGATACGTTTATATTTGTAAAACTCGAAGTGCCAGAATAATTTATTCCTGACATTGTATTTGTAGATGGGTTGTATGTAAAGTCTCCATCAACTCTATTAGGTTGATTGCCACTATTTGCACCAAAGAAAGATACAAATTGATCTGCATTTGTACCATTGACATTCACACCAACATTTATTGCATTTGCAACACTTGTTGCATTTGCTGCTACCCAGTTTGTACCACTACCAGTTGATTCTAATAATTTACCTGATGTACCAGTATCACCACTTGTATCTCTAAAAGCACCTGTTAAATATAAATCCCCTACAACTGTTGCAATACCAGTAACATTCGCATTACGACAAGTGATTTCATCAAGAGTTATATCACCAGAAAATGTGACATCACTACCGAAAGTCGATACACCAATAACATTTAATTCTGATACACTTATCGTACCTGATTTAGTGAAATCATAATGAAGTTCATTTTGAATCCAAACATCATCAAAGACGGTATTGCCATCAAAGACTTCTGCTTGTTGATTTATATTTGGAATATCTGTCATTATTTCGGTAGGAGACTATTATACCATTTGTTGTACCCAACATATGCACCTGCAAATGCTTTAAATGCGTTAGTATATAATAATTTATCTTTTAATGTGCACTTAGAGCCTGGATTTATATGAATCTTTGAGGCATTTATATCTACCTGATCTGTTGCACCACCTTGATTATATCCAATCTGTATTTTTGAACCAACCATTTTTAAGTTAGTATCAGCACTTATAATTATTTCTCGTGCATCAAATAATATTCTACCATTTTGTGCAGAGAGAAAAATATCACCATTATGTGCTGTAATTGGAATTGATTTTTCATTACCTTGACATTTATTTCCTGCTTCGATCTGTAATACTTTATCAGCATTTATTCTTGATAGTCCTGATCCCTCATGTAAACTTTGATTATACTTTACTTTATCACTTGTTTGTGCTGACATTATATAAGCACAAGTTCCCGGGCCGTCAGGTGCAGATGCGTTTATCTCAAAGAATAATTTTTCACCAAACAGTTCAAGTTGTCTACCCTCAGTTGAATTTGACATTAGTAACCATAACCTCCCCCACCTGATGGTGGTGTGCTAGGTGGAGTAGGAGGTGGTGTTGATTGTTGTTGCTGTGCTGGTGGTGTTGGTGTTGATTGTTGTTGCTGTGCTGGTGTGCTTGTTGTAGTCGTTTCAGACACAGAAGATTCTGTTGCTTGTGCTGCAACATCTTCTGATATTCCCACTGTGCTTGTCTCCTCTGTAGTCTCAGAGTCAGTCGTAGCAGTAGATGTTGGAGAATCACTTTCTCGTACAACTGATAATTTTTCAGTAATTGGTGACACTTCAGATACAGGGAATGTTCCAACACATTGAATAACTTTAAATGCACCTGCCTGATTTGGATCTGTTCTTCTATCATCTCTCTTCGTAGTTAGTATTGGACGTATGATTGCTCCAACTCCTGTGTCAGACTCAACGTATAAATCTGGTAAAGATGTATAAGGTATTTGTTCCTTAATTTCAACTGCCTCAACTCTACCATTTCTAATTATTGGAACTATATCATCTGAAATAAATCCATCTTCATAACCACTTCCGGGATCTTCAATGATAATATCACTGATAAATGCTTCAACCTCATCCAAACCATCTGTTGGATAATTTGCACCCTCTGATAAAATTACAACTTTAATTACTTGTCCATAAGTAGGTGATGTTACCTTCTCATCTATAATTGCCTTCGCATATGCACCAAACCCTTGATTACATGAGTCATTAAATGAAACTAAAGGTGGTTCTGCATATCCTTCACCGGGATTTGTTATCTCGACACCCATGATACCAGCAGTTTTAGTTAATGTGCCAAATAAATCATCTTTGTCAAACTTTGTGATAAAACTTCCTAATATAACTCTACCTGATGCACCCTCTCCTGTTCCACCGAAGAAATCAATTGTTGCAGGGCCACAACTAAAGTTATTTCCTGTATAACAATTTCCACCACCAATACCCTGATCAGTTGCTTCATCAACCTGAGATCCAAATATCGACCATTTACCATATTCTTTTTCAAACTCACTAATCTGTTGAGGAACACCTGAATCAAGTCCTTGTTTGATACTATCAACAACTGAACTTGCTGATGATGCTGCTGCGAGTGCTTGATCTAAAAGACCTTGACTCTCTTTTTGTGTCTTATCTTTTTTAAGTCCACCATCAATAACATATTTCTTTGACGATGTTTGTTTTGCTGGAGGAGCACATTTAAAGAGATCTCCAGATTTTTTCATAAAGTCAATACCACCTAAGACTGCACTCTTTACATCAAACTTAGCACCGATTGGGCCAAGTATGCTTAATATTGGTGCAAGTGCTGGTGTTACTGAATCTGATATTGCATCACTAATTTTATTAGTCAAAGCACCAATAAATTGTTGAACCGCACAAGTTGGAGCATTGATCATGTTCTTAGTCATACCCGTAAGCATGTCACTAATCACACCACCCAATGCCTGAGTAACCTTTGAAGTTAAACACTCCATGCCACTGAAGAGTTTACCGACAGGCCCAATTAAACTATTTTGAAATGATTTAACTTTTCCTAGTGCAACTGAAGCGATAGGGTTTGCACTAAAAATTGAAGCAGCAAGTTTTGACATGCCACCATCAATAAACTTTACCAAACTATCTTGTAGAGCATTAGAGATTTGTCCAACAAAAGATGATGACGCACCTCCAATCGAGTTTGTTAATTTTGTCAATTCACCGGGAATATTGGTAGTAAAGTCATTAACTTTGCTTACCTTATTAAAATAATTTTTAGTCTTCGATTCGACCTTCTCGAAGAAATTATTTGAATCACCATCCCCAAGAATAATTTCAGTGCCTGAAGTATCAGATAATGGTTCCAAGTTGGGTTTAGTTTTTTCTGAATAATTATCAGATCTTCTTAAATAATCACTAAATTTACTATCCGATAACTTATTAAGTTGTTCAGGAGCAAATGGATTTACATTTCCAAATTCAGTAGGATAAGTATTTTTTAGAAAACTTATCTCCTTATCATATCCTACAGGGTTATCCTGAATTAATTGAGTGAAAAAACTTTTCTGATCTCCAGATAAAACATCTGGTGCAGGTGATTTAAAACTCTCTTCAGCAAATCTTTCGCTACCACTTACTGTAAGGGCTCTCCTAGCAGCTCTTCTTTCTGCTAGAGTACTCTCTAATGGTTCACCTTGAGATATTCCTGCAAAACTACCATCTTCATTATAATGATTATAAACAGCCCCTTCCAAAACAGTTGCTTCAGATACTAATCTTTTTTCTAGTGCTTGAAATGCTCTCTCCTCTTCTAAGAATTCATCTGAATAAGTAGAAAAACCGTCAGAATTAGTCATATTAAAAATATCCTCCTATACTTTATTTATTAGAAAAATTCAAACCCACCTGCGACATCAGCACCAAAACTCTCTGCAATATTCTTGAGTTCGGGTGTAAGTCTCTCAGCAGTATTTTTTAATTCATCAAATGGTGCTTCATTTTTTATTTTATCACCTAATTTAATAACATCATCCTTCATGTTATTAGTAAAGTTTTCTGCTTCGTCAACCATACCCTTAATATCATCCTGATTAAAACCAGTAAAATCAAATTCCTTAATACCATTGGGTTTAGGATTTGCATTTACCTCTTGAGAATTAGAATCAACACCTAGTTGTTGTTTTATCTTTTCTTCGTTAACTTCTTTACCCTTGCCATTACCAGTATTATTTTCTTTATCTGCATTAACCTTTGTTGTCTTAAATTTTCCATCTTCATTATCTTCCTGTCTACCATTTGGCCCAGGCTTTAATTCTTTAGTAAATCCAGTCGTCTGACCAAATTTTTTGTCTAGTTTTTTTCTACCACCTGTTGGTGCGAGTAAACCTATAATAACTGGAAAATTTTGATCGGGAGCCATGAAGACACCAAACACAATATCACTTTGTGTAATTTTTACATTCGTAAGACGACCACCCAATCCCGAACCATCTGTTACACCAAACATAACCATAGCATTATGAACCTCTTCATCAGAAACATTATCTTCTTCAGAATAAGATCCCATAATACGAACTTTATATCTCCATCCCCATCCTTGTCCAGAAATTTGAAGTTTCTGTGCTTTAGTGGATACAACTTGTCCTATCCAAAACTCAGCACCTTCTCCAAAAAAACTTGGTATTTTAGTATTGTCTTGTTTCATTTCTTTTTACGTCTTCCGTATGTATCTCTTACTAAAGTAAGCGAAGTGATCGACCTATCACTATCAAAGTGATGACAAAGATGTAAAATGATGTATTGACCACTTTGAGTTTCATCAATTTTAGTAGGTTCTGATGGATCACTAGGAGATTCCAAGTCAATATCAATTATATTTCCAGCTTCTAATTCTACATTACATGGTATTTGAATATGGACTATCTGTGAATGTAAAAGATTATATCTCATCACAGATTTTGCTTGCCACTTTGTTGGATCATTATTAATCTCAACAGTTGGATTTGGATCTAAACTACCAACATCCATAATATGGTGATTAGTTTTCGTAAATCCCTCAACATCTTCTGCAAATTTTGGTGCCTTTCCTAAAGTTTCTGTGACACCATCTTTTGTTATATCGTAGGTAACTTCTTTATGTTCAAATGTATATGGATTGAAAAATACATTACGACTACGATAAGTTCCAGATCTAAGTGCTTTAACAATATCATTATCTTTACTAAAGATAGGTTCTAGCATGATCTTGAAATCATTTGAATCAGTTTTAGTTTCAAGGTCAGATTTCAATGCACCACTATATACATACTTCTTCTTAAAAGGTTTTTGTTTTATAAGTTTATCTATAGCTTTGTACTTAAATTTACTTTTTGTTTGATAGAAAAAATAACCAGCATCACCCTTTACAGGAACGGATCTTCTACATAAGTCTCTTATAACATTAAATGCACCACGACCTTTACCAATAAAATTATATCTATTTTCTGTAGGATCTACCTCAATTTTATTACCAGATAATTTTAATTTTTCTTTTAAAATTTTTTTGACACTATCACTTATTCTACCCTTATACTTATCAAAAACGGGTTTATCATCATTATCCTTTTCTTTATTAAATACCAAATCTAACATTGTAACTTGACGATTTGCTTCTTTAGCAAGGACAGGTGCTCTACTTACCTTAAATGTATTATCTTTTCTCGTAAAATCTAATTCACCAGTTTTAGTTGTAATTTTTAATTTTACTTCCTCAAATCCTTCAATCGGTAATGCTTCTTTTACAGTAGTTAATTTTCCTTTATCATCTTCAACATTACCACCTGCATCTATAAACGTTACAGTAGCGGTAACAACAGGTGAATATAAACTCTCATAGTAATCTACTGATATAGTACCTGCGTTTAGTTCTACAGGTTCTTTACCTTTTTTAGTAATCTCGATAGTATTATATCTTGAGGGTGCTGATGCTGGTGCTACTGACATTATACGGGTACTGGTGTTTGAACGACTTGTGTTTGTTTAACAATTACCGTTTTACCATTCTTCTTACCTTTATTTAACATAGATATCTCCTTGAACTTTTGCTGAGTTCCAGATCCTGGCCCAATACCATTAATACCATCTAGTACATCATAACCAATCGCTTTTGCAATCTTTGCACTTAATACATATTCACCCGGACTGAGGAGTGTTGGAATACTATCTTTAATATTTGTAGTTTCATTTGCTGCACCTTGTTTTGACTTACCACCCTCTGCTAACTTCTGAACTTCGGGATCTTTTTTCATCCCCTCAACAACAGCATCCTTTGTTTCATCAGTGGTTTCTCCAGTTGTCTCACCAGTTGTCTCACCACCCTCCTTAACAGGGCCTAATTGTGATGCATCATCTACTTTTCCCTCTATTTGCGAATCATCAGCCTCAGGTAATTTTTCAATTTTTTCACCCCCTTCTTCATCTCCACTATCAATTGTGAGATTATTAAGTTCTTCGGCATCTAATTTATCAGATTCATTTTTAATTGCTTCTATTTCTGTCGTATTTTCATCTGCTTCAGTAATCATTTGATCAGTATCAGATTGAACTGCATCAAGATCTGATTGAACTGCTGCTTTATCTCCCTCAAATTTACCCTGATCTACTTCACCTCCACCACCTATGAAATCAAATAAACCCTTCACACCATCATACAATCCTACAACAAATTTTTTAATCGGATCCCAATATTTAACAACAAATTTTGCAATCTCACCATAAAAATTTGCATAGAATCCAATAATAAGGAGTACACCTGCCTCAATTAGTTTGTCTAACATGCTGCCACCTTTGAGTGGTGATGATTCTTTTGTTATTTTTTTCTTTGGTTTTCTCAATTCTAGTGCTGATTCCTCTGCCCTTATCTTTTCTGCTTCTTTTTTCTTAAATATAGATTTTTCTTTAATGTTTGCTAAGTTGGCAGTAGTCTTTGAACCCTTTAATAAAGTACTTTTAATATTAGTTACATTTAATTTTAATTTTCCAGTTTCTTTACCAGAACTTTTTACTATTGCACTCATACTGTCATACCTAGAACTTCAGGTGTTGTCTTCATGTAATCATTTAATTTATTCATTGACTCTATAAAGTGAGCAGGGTTAGCAACACTGGAGGCATCATCAGATACCTCTGCCGGTTTTGTCATCACAGGTGGTAGAGATGTCTCTATAACCTCAACACCAGATCCACCCTCAGATTTAAGAGTATTCATGGTTTCTGTATTATGTTTCACTGTACCAGTAAATGGTGCTTCTAATATCTCTGGGCCTTTTTCACCAACGATCAATCTTTGTCCCTTAGTTACACCTCTACCAGTTTTAGCAGGTGTAACTTCTCCACCTTCTTTCTTCTTCGCATCACCTATATCCTTTGCAATTAATGCTATATCTAAACCAGTGGATATAGCAGTTCCTACACCCGGAATCATAGATGCTGCACCTGATCCGAGTTCCATCAATGCACCTGCCCAATCACCTTTTCTCAATCTATCAACTGCGAACGCTGCACCAAGTCCAAGACCAACAAAAGGTATTTTCTTTAATATAGATTTACCAGCACCTTTACCAGCCGCCTTCGCACCAGTTTTTGCAACATTTTTTGCACCAGTTTTTGCAATATTTTTAGACCCACTCTTTACCAGTGAAGAAGATGCTTTGACTACATTTTTTCCTTTCTTAAATAAATTCTTACCAAAACCTAATACTTTTCCAACTCCACCTTTAAGAAAGTTCTTTACCTTTTCTATTATGCTTCCTATTGTTTTACCTATATCTGCTACCTTTGAAGCAATATTTTTTATCTTAGCACCAATACCTTTGAATACTGCACCTATTCTCTTTGGTAATCCAAATAGAGCTTTGACAAATTTAAAGATATTTTTAAAGATAAACTTAAGTACTTTAAAATATCCTTTATAAAATCCAACAATTAATTTGCGTAAAGGTTTAGTAAATCCAAAAAATGCAGCAATAGTGGCACTCACCCATTTGAATTGTTTGATTAAGAACTTACTAATACTCTTCCATGCACCACGCACAGCAGGGTCTTTTAAAAATTCAAACGCAGCATTTCCTAAGAAACCTGCTGTCATTGCCACTAAAAGTTCTATCAACTTATCTTGCATGCCCTTTACGGGTGACAACGCTTTTGCAGCAGTTCCCATAATCTTATCACCCAAGTTCCTACCTTCTAAACTTTTTTCCTCTTTTTTTAACTTTGCCTTATTACTTGATGCTTGTAAGTCAGCGATTTCATCTTTATCTTGTTGTATTTTTCTTTCAAAATCTTTCTCTAGTATTGATCTTATTTCTACTAATGATTTGTTTGTCTCTCCTATCTCCTGTTCAACTTTAAATAATCTATCTTGTTTAACTAATGCACCATTTTTCATTCCACCAAAAGCACCACCCACTGTAGTAGATGACATCTTTGGCATCTTTCTTACATCTTTATTAGTTCTTTTTGCAAATGCTATCTTCCTCTCAGCAGGTGACATGTATTCACCCGTGTTTGGATTAACTCCTGTATATTCTTGCTCTAGTTTTGGTAATTTAGCCACTTTGTTGTGCTTTAATGTTTTCCTCTTCAATATACTGTTTCAACAGGGTAACGTACACATCACGTTCCCAAGGCATCATGTTTTCAATCTCTGTTATAGAATATTTATGGTGTTGCATCAAGGCAAAGTTTACCTTATAGTATGACTCAAGGTTAGTATGAGCCATACCTAACTGAAAAAACTTGCTAATCCCTCCAATACAACGTCACTTTCAACTCCTGTTTTTGGATTTTTAACTTTAACCTTATGCTCTAACTTAGGCATAGTATCAAAGAATTTTTCAACTTCTTTAAACTGCTTAGTGTTTAATTGTTCAACGAATTCATTCAACTCATCAGGTGTACTATCACTTGTATCCCAACTTTCTTCTTCATCATATATCATATCAATACAAGTTGAAAGCATATTTAAAGACTGAGCAACCTGACTACCCTCGTCACCTGCATCAAAGTTTGCATCAATAAATTGTTGCATTGAAGGATACTTAAGTTTCATTGAATACTTATCATCAAGTTTGACAATATTTTTATGTCCTTTTGTTTTCTTCACTTTGATTGAGTCAATACTTATCTCAGTATCAACTGTAGTCTCTCCATCATCAGGGCAAGTTACTACAACCTCAACTGTCTCTCCAACTGATTTTGCACGTATGTTTAAAAACAAATATTCAATATCAAAACTAGGTAGTTTGGTTATATCAACTCCCTTTGTAATAATACAATCAGCCATGATCTCAATAATAGAACTTGATATTTGTTTCATGTCCTGAGATTCAAGTGCTAAAATTAGTATCTTTTCTTCACGGACAAGGAAGGGACGATACTTAATTTTTTTACTATTTGATGGTAATGTCAATTCATACGTTGGAGTATTAATCTTGGGTAATGGCATAATTATTTTATTCAGTATGTTTATTTAGCAGTATATCATGGATTTACTTTGTTTGCAACAATATACCTGTCATAGTTGAAACTTACACTCACTTTCAACAAGTCAGCCCCACCATATTGAACAGGCATTGGAGTGATTGATTTAGGAAATGCATTGATGAACTGATACCTCAAAAGTCTTTTTTGATTCTTTTCAAATTTAGTGATAAACATAGTATCACACTTGTAAGTATCAGGATATCTCATCCTACGATAAAATGGTTTCTGGAAATCAGCAACCTCACCAGTAGCACCACTTGAAATATAATCCATCCAACCTTCAAATATATTCAATACAGTATAATCCTCATCCACATAGAAGGTAAAGTCAATATCCGTATATAATCTAGAGTGAGCAAACTCCTGTGGAATACCCATAAAATTATCTTTGACCTCACCTGTTGCAAACGCACTTGCTGGAAGAGATGCATCACTGCAAAGTATGCCAGTTTCACGACTTATAAAATCCTGAACATTATCAATTCTTTTATCAACTCTCAGAAATTGTATTACCTCACCGTTCAAACCAGCAAAATGCACTTGATATTGATTATTGAGTGAAAGACTACCAAATTTTACTTTGGCATCATCCATCGTTATTTTTGATACGAAACTCACACTAAATACCTATATGATTTTACTATATTTCTATTTATGTCATATAAGGGAAGGTATCAACCCTCATACCCTAAAAAATACAAAGGTGATCATACAAAAGTAATTTATCGTTCCTTATGGGAAAGAAAATTCATGGTATATTGTGATCTGAATCAAAACATACTTGAATGGGGAAGTGAAGAAATTGTGATACCATATCTATCACCGATTGATGGTAGAGTTCATAGATACTTTCCAGACTTCTATGTTAAACTCAGGGAGTCAACGGGTAAGATTAAAAAATACATTATTGAAGTGAAACCTAAGAAACAATTGAAACCACCCAAGAAACCTAAGAGACAAACAAGTAGTTACTTACGGGAAGCATATGAGTATGCTCGTAATCAGGCTAAGTGGAAGGCAGCAAATAGTTTCTGTAAAGATAGGTTATATGAATTCAAAGTAATGACAGAGGATGAATTAGGAATCAAATGAGTCGTATTGCTCCAGCATTAGATGAATTAATCGGGATTGAAGATCCTGATGATTTGATGGTGGAAATTATGGATCTACTTACAGAAGGTGGTGCACCACAGGCAGGAAACTTTTATTTGTTTGTATATAATCCTAAAACACCGGGAATCAGATATGATCAAAATCCTTTAGTAGCAGTGACAGGTGTGTTCTCTTGGGGTTTCATAGGAGTCAATTTTCACTGGGGAGAATCACGTAAATATACCTTTAATGAAGTGGTTGGTGGCATCTATCAAGTGACTGCTGAAGAGATAAAAGACCTCCAAGCATTACCCTTTGGAAAATTTCGTCTAAATAGTTAAAAAATAAGGTCGATATGGCAATTTTAAGATATCCGTTAGAAGCATTAACAGGTACAACTGACTACTTACAAATAGATATAAAAGAATATAAGAGAGATTCATCAAGATTAATTCAGAAAAAAGGATTTGGAAGAAATACATTAAACACTAGGGCTGGTAATACACGATCAGGTTCTTTATCTACAAAAGCAGTCAAAAATACAGGAACTATACTACTACAAATACCATCAGATATTAAAGATGGTAATAGTGCAAGTTATGGTGACAGTAAGATGAATACTCTTACTGGTGCTGCTGCAGGTGCACTGTCTGGTGGAATGAAGGCAGGTGCAGAACTTGCTAAAGCACTTACAAATCAACAAACATTTGAAGAATCTGGTGATAAAATTAAAAAAGAAATTGGTGGAAACTTAGCTCCGGGTGAAACAGAAGCATTACTT